GTGTCTTGCAGTTAACAACTGCTAAACTCGACTTCTGTCGAGGAATCTCTGTAAAGAGAGTCTACTATGTACTTTATGAATTTATTCATGAAATGCATGTACAGGTTCCAAATGTGGGATCTGGTGCGCAAATCAGTGAACGTATTGCTGATTTATAGATGGGGTTTTCTCCCCCCTCCTGTTGGAGGACTTTGAATAGTATCTACTGATACTGGGAAGACATAATGACTAAAGAAAGTGAAACTAAGAAAATCGCTCCTGTTTATTTAGGAGGGATCTTATGGTTATGAAAACCATTAAAAATAACACGAAGTACGACCACGGAAAGCTTGTCTATTCAGACAAAGAGCAATCCGAAAAGGCCGTTACACCGGGTTATTTTCAGTTAGTTAGGGATGGCGTTAAAATACCGCCACTCCCGTATCACCATTCTAGGTCAAGACTGTCTAAGTCCTTGTTTCAATATAGGCGTTATGGGGCTGGTACACCTTATTTTGGTGTAGTAACCTTTAACACTATATTGCTACCATCTACAGCGTACTCTTTATCAGACGGTAAAGCAATTGAGAATTTTTATCAAAATGCTAAATCGTTCGACTCTACGCTTGCTGTAACAGCTGCGGAGTTCCCAAAAACTATTAAGTTAGTTGGGAACGCTGCTAGCCGTTTATATGAAGCGTATAGAAAACTTAAGCGATTCGATGTCTTCGGTGCTATTAAAGCATTAGGACTCGACGCGAAAGGTGTTAAAGAGGCGGAATTACTCCGCAAACTAAGTAGATCTTCTAAAAACTACAGTCGTAAGACTGGTAGGAACAAGTTCGCAGAAAATGCGTGGCTTGAACTCCAATATGGTTGGATGCCTCTAATTCAAGAGGTAAACAATGCTATATCGGATTTGAAGAAGGCAGACGGGCAATCCAAACTGATAGTTACTGTCAGATCTCACGGTTCATACCGAGGTGAGCATTCTAAGCCAAGTTTTGGTGCAGAAGCTACTAAGGGTGAAATCGAAGGATCTAGCTATAATATCAGCGTTGGTTATTGCGGGTATTTCGGAGTTACCTCTGAAATACTACATAACGCAGCATCTTTAGGCATTATAAATCTCCCTGCAGTTGCATGGGAGCTTTTGCCTTTCAGTTTTGTCGTCGATTGGTTTGTACCAATCGGTGATATGCTGAATAGTTTAGATGCAATGGCTGGCACTACTTATTTATATGGATGCAAATCCACACGAATAACTAATGTCGTCAAATACCGTTATCCGGCTGGGGCAATTTATTTCAGGTCTAGAGGTGATTACATACTCGACAATGACGGTACTCTAGATGTTCTAGAGGATTCGTTCAATCGAGAAGTAATTACTTCGCCACCTGCTATAATTGATATGTTTAGAGTGAAGCCGCTTGAAAAAGCGTTTAGCCCTAAACATAGTATCAGTGCAATAGCCTTACTATCTACTATCCTAAGATAACTGGATATTAAGTAGTAAGTTAACAGGGTGTTTTAGCACCCAAATGAGCAATCCTGCTCGAACCGTCGAAAGATGGATCATCTTCCTTTTGGAGATTCTTATGCCGCAGATAAGCGACATTGTCCTATATGATGGACAGGCAACACCCGTTGCCCAAACCTTTAAGCCAACCTCAGTCGAAAAAGACTTGGTAACCCTTCATGAAAAGTCAGACCCTAACGGGTACGGCATGATTGCAGGTTTTCCAGTCCTTTCTATTTCTCGTCGTCTTCCGACAGCGAGCAATGGAAACTATAAGGTTGTTGTTAAGCTTAAAGTACCGATCGTTGAGGTGCCTACTGGCACTAATTCAGCCGGGTTCCAGTCACCTTCCAAGGTGATTGCAACATGTACCGCAAATCTGGAATTTATTATTCCAGAGATAGCTATCGATGCCAGTAAGGCAGATCTGTTCGCTTATGCGCAACAGGCTCTTGCCAATTCTGAAATCGAAGATATCGTGAAAAATGCGTCGTTTTTATATTAAATTAGCAGTTGAAGTGCTCTTGCGAGTGCTAAAACTTTTATGGCCTATTAAGAAATAGGTCACTAATTTATAACTATTCATTTTTTGAGGTACACTTACTATGAAACGGATTAAACACAAGTCTAATCCTGTGGACGGCTTTCGTCGTCCACTACCTGAGCTATCTTTCGATAAACTCAGGGATTCTCTTTGCCCCTTCTTTGAGGCAGTAGATACACCGACATCCTTAGGTTTATGGTTATGTCTTAAGTATGGTGACGCTAACGCGTACCTTGCTTACGATATTAACCCTCTAAATTACCTTAACGCTTACGCGTTTAGGATGGATTATCAGTGTGCTAAGTTACTAGCAAAGTATCCCGGTCTTCCAACCGGTACCAATACTAAGTTAGTAGCAGAGAAGACGTTCATAGATTGCGAACGGCATTGTCGAGAAATTAACTCAGACATCATCCGATATGGCTTCTTCCAACGGCTAAACAACCGTAATGGAAGCGAAGAGCGCGCTGTAATTCACAGTGCGATTCGAAAAATAAGCAATATTCTTGGTGATGCCCCTGCGTTAACTGATCTACAATGTTCGTTCGGTCCCGGTCTCAACGTTGGTTTATCAAATAATAATACATCATTACATGATAAATTAATGGCAAGACCAACTGTCACAAAAACTCTTGACGCGCAGCTTTCCCTTTCAGGGCAGCTACACCCGGCTTGGGATAGTATACACTGTGAAAACAGTAGTATACCTTCTGTTCCATTTACGTTGCTTTCGCAACGGCAAGTGGTACCCGGTAGCCGATTGAGTTTTGTGCCCAAAAACGCTAAAACAGATCGCCCGATTTGTGTGGAACCGTTAATTAACGGTTACTATCAATCAGGCATTGGATCAGCAATAAGGACCCGCTTGCTAAAAGCAGGTTGCAACTTGAGAAGTCAAACTAGAAACCAGCGTCTTTCCCGATATGGGAGTATAACAGACGGATTGGCTACAGTTGACCTTTCAAGTGCTTCAGACACCATAAGTTATATGGTGGTTATGAACTTATTACCAGATCCCTGGTTTAGTCTCCTCGATAGTACGC